ATGCAGACGGGTCTTTAAATTACGAGTTGTTCCTATTTTTATCCATCCTGGCCATGACTTATTAGTAATAATATACAGGTAGCCCGGAGACATAAAAATATTTATACCGTAAATGTAATTATGCAGCGCTTTCCCAAGCTTTTGTTTCTTCGTTAAACTTACGAGTTTGCTCTCCAGATACAGGATCTGTTGAAAGTGCAACTTTAATTTCTTTCTTATGGCTTAATTTATTTGCAAACGACCAACCTGTACCAGCAATACTAGCAGAAGCACCTAAAATCATATGAAATGTTTCAGAATCTAGTGTGCCTTTCGCAATCAACACACCACCAACAATTGTAGCAGCGTGGCGAAGCAAACCACCTAATTCCTTTTTATAAGTTTTAATAAAATTAATTATCTTTTTCATGTGTAATTATTTATATCTACCCTAATTAAATAATTATATGGAGCCATCAGGAATTCAACCTCAACAGCTAGAGGCATTAGCTCGAAATTTAATCGGAGATTACGGATGGCTGTTTATTGCAGGTGTAATAGTATTATTATTTCAATCTAGTATAAAAAAACTAGTAGCATCTATTTTTGTTTTTGCTGGAAATGATTATAAGACTGATGATGTTGTTTTCGTCGACGGCAAGCCCGGTCGCATAATTCGCGTAGGTATTATTAAGACTGTTTTTTTTATCTACGACGTACACGATGGTAAGATTATAGGTGGTAGTAAGTTAGTTGTTCAAAATGAATGGTTAGGTAAGCTTAAAATTGAAAAACCATTACCACAACTTGACTTGACAAGATTTAACGGATCAAAAAGTACTAAAAGCTAAAGTCTGAGAAATCAGTTTCAGATGTATCTTGCTTAAACGAACCTACTTTGTATGTTTCTATCTGTGTTTCTTGAGGTGCCACTTGTACATGTTTACTCTCAGTCCAATTCTTAATCCATTGAATAGGATTCGGAGTATCTTCAAATACATTTTTAACACCTACGGCTTTAGTTCTACGATTACATAAATGCTTCATGTATTGAATTAATATTTCATCATTTAGTCCAAGCATCGAACCATCTTTAAAAAGATATTTAGCCCATTCCATTTCTTCTTTAGCAGCATCTTCAAACATTTTTTGTACTACAGGTTCACATTCTTTTACAATATGTTGAAAACCTTCCTCTTTATTATCTCTCAAATACTTTAAGATAATTTGAGTAGAAGCTAAGTGTAAGTTCTCATCACGATTAATAAGAGAAATAATTTTTGCATTTCCTTCCATTGTTTTATTTTGTGCAAAGCAATATGAACATGCAAATGAAACATAAAACCTAATACCTTCTAAAATATTAATACTAACTAATGTTAAGTATAATTTTTTCTTTTTATCATCTATTGACTGATTCGGTATATCTTCAATCAAATCATCATAATACTTTGTCACAGATGTAGTACGTTTAATAATTTCTGGATCGGAGAGAATATTATCAAATACTTCTGATGGATTAGGATATACATTTTTAATAATATAAGTATATGAATAACTATGTAAAGTTTCAAAAAATTCCCATGTCTTTGCGAATGCTTCAAACTCTGGATTACTACAATCTTCTAATAAATGACTAATACCTCTACTCTGTACGGAATCTAATAAGATCTGATAACCTAAATTTTTTGTAAAAATAAACTTTTGATGATCAGTTAACTGTTCATAATCGTTCTTTTCTTTGCCAGATAAATCTACCTCCTCTGGGCGCCAAAAAAAACTCAGCTGCTGAAGAAACAGATCGTAAACTTTTTTATAGCGATACTTATCATATCTCTGTAAGTTTAATCCCTCACCAAAAAACAATGGCTGTTTTGTGGTGTCAACATTATTTTTATTAATGATGCTTTTCATCGACTACTATTATAGTTTACATGCACCTCCAGGGCAATCACTTTCTTCTGGAACAATATCTGTCTTACCGTCATCAGTGTTTGCATAGTATAATGTTTTTAATCCTACCTTATATGAATTAAGAATATCTTTAGCAACAACAGATATTGGTAAATTGTTTTCCTCATACTTACTAAAATTATAATAATGATTTGCAGAAATAGCTTGATCAAAATACTTTTGAAGTACTCCGCAAATGTTTATATATCCATTATTATTTTCCATTTCATATGCTAATGAATATTTATTTTTTAATTTTTGTATTTCTGGAACAACCTGCGGGATAAGTCCTTGCTTTGATTTTTTAACAGTAACTAAACTCCGTGGAGGTTCAATACCATTTGTAGAATTAGTAACAAGAGAAGAACTCTCACATGGCATTAATGCAGTTAATGTACTATTTCGTAAGCCATGTTTTTTAATATCTTTACGAAGAGCCTCCCAATCATAAGACAGTTTTCTTTTTACTAATTTATCTACTTCTTTACAATATGTATCAATAGGTAATATTCCTTTACTATATTTTGTTCTATCAAACCATTCACATTTACCCTTTTCTTGAGCGAGTTTGTTAGAGGCTTTTAATAGATAGTATTGAATTGCTTCTGCAAGCTCATCAGCGACAGTAAGAGCTTCTGTATCTTCATATGTAACACCATGCTTAGCTAAATAATATGCAAAATTAGTAATACCTACTCCAATACTTCTTCGCTTTTTCATATTAAGAGCAGCGCTCACTGGGTACAGTTGATGCTCAATTACATAATCTAAAGCTGTAATAATATTTTCACACAATTTTTCTAATTGATCTAATTTATTAATAGCGCCAACATTAATAGCAGATAAGACACATAAAGCAATCTCGCCAGTTTCTTTATCATCAATATGAGTAATGGGTGTAGTTGGAAGTGTAATTTCTTGACACAAGTTTGACATACGTACACTATCAAGAAACGAACTATGATCATTAACATGATCCATATTCATTACATACATACGACCAGTTTCAATTCTTTCTTGACAGAATTGCATAAACAATTTTCTAGCAGGTATCTTTACTTTAGAAACTTTCCTAGAAGATTCATATTGTTCATATAATTCTTCAAATTTATTTGTATCACTTACAAACGCATCATACAAATCAGGTACTTCATGAGGGCTAAATAATGTAATAGGTTTATTATCAACAAATCGCTTATAAAACAATTTGTTAAACTGGATAGAATAATCCATTTTGCGAACTCGATTGTCATCAGTACCTCGATTGTTTTTAAGTACTAATATTTCTTGAATCTCCTTATGCCAAAAAGGAAAATGTGTTGTAGAAGAACCACCACGTACTCCGTTCTGTGTACAACATTTAGTAGTAGATTCAAACATTTTAAGAAAAGGTATAACACCTGTATGAACAACTTCACCATTTCTTATTTTTGACCCTACGGATCTAATCCTTCCCATATTCAATCCAATACCAGCTCTATTAGCTGTATAATAACCAACTGCAGTATTAGAATGAAATATAGAAGGTAAAGAGTCGCCTACATCTATCAGGGTGCATGAACTGTATTGACGTGATGGAGTTCGAACACCACACATAACAGGTGTAGGCAAAGAGGTTTTAAATGTACTTATGTCATTATAAAAAGCTTTAATCTTACGTAAACGTATATCTTTTGGCTGATCACTAAATAGAACCATTGAGATAAGCATATACATATATTGTGGAGTCTCGTACACCTTATTAGTATGCCTATCTTTTAATAGATATTTGTCTACTAATTGTTGAAGACCTGCATATACAAAAAGATAGTCTCTATTATGCTTAATATAATTATCTAATTGATCAATTTCTTCTTCAGAATATAAATCCATTATCTCTGGATCATATACATTATGTTTTATATTATCCTTAATAACATCAATTAAAGGTGGCATATTATCAGATACACCAAAGACTTGCTTACGTAAAAAATAGTTTAATAAATTTGCGGCTACAATTTGATAGTTAGGATTATCTTCTGAAATAAGATCACCAGCAGATTGAATTAATAATTGATGTATACGATCGGATTTAATGCCGTCAAATAACTGTAGCTTAGCATTTATTTCAATATCGCTAACACTAACTCCTTTGATATCTCTAGTAGCCCAAAATAATACCTCGTGGATCTTATTAGCGTCAAATTCTTCCGTTCTTCCATCACGTTTAACTACATTCATGCGTAATAATTATTTTAATATTTATTTGATGAATATCAAGTTTAACGTTTTACAGTCGCTTGTCCGAAATAGAACCCAATAATAGCAGTTAAAGCTTGTCTAATCTCAGGTACTAGTAAATATCCTTCTATCTCTACGAAGACAGGCTCAGTCTTAGTACCGAGTAAACCCCATAAAATTTTTCTTGTAACTAATTCTTCTACAACAATTGGATGATGAAAAAATGTAACTACAAAAGGAGCTAATATAACACCAAATAAAACACTAACAACAATTAACCGACGGACCCATTTACCTGCATCTACACTCACACGTTTAACTGCATTATCTGCGGATTCGTCAGCCATCTTCTTTTCTTTCATCATCATTTCAAAACGCTTTTGCTCGTTTTCAGCACGTTTTGCGACTAACTTAAAGAAGAAACCTACAACTGACCCTCCAAACATAGTCATTATTTCTGCGGGTATCATTATAATTATTTAATAAAAAAGCGCCCGAAGGCGCTTAGGTCTACTAATACATAAGGGGAAATTTGTATATTTACATCACTTCATGACGTCATGAATAGATTGGTTAATTGGATCAACCTTAAATGATTGAACAATTTCTTTACAATGACGAGCATGCTCTATTTGTTCTACTAACTTCTTTGCTTCAGCAACAACATCCGGGTGTTCTCCAATCCCAGTTGCATTATTAAAATAATTGTTTAGGTTTGCTTCTGCTTTGAGCTCTTCTCCTTCAAAGATTGATTCTAATGCATTTACTATTTTTACTCCTGTATCATTCATTAATCTAAAAATCCTTTCCGTTTATCATAAACTAAACGATCAAAAGACTTCGCAGTAGGTGTTTTGTTTTTATCAGTATACACCTTTTCGATATCTTCTTCGTACTTAATGTGACGCATTCCTTCTTTATGAGCCACTCGAGAGTCTGCACTATCTGAAACATGTTCAAACTCTCTTTTTTCATTCGTGTAAATATCCTTAACTAGGAATTTGTATGCAGTCATGACGTAAATATTAACTTATTATTTTTAACTTTGCAAGTTATTTGTTCTGGTTTTTCTTTTTTTCTTATTATCAATGTTGCGATTTCTGTCTCAATATGTTTTTCGAAAAATCTTTTTAAGAAACGAGCTCCATATTTTCGACTGTAACCTTGTCCAGCGATAAACGATCTAGCTTCATCGCTCAACACAAACGTAATATTATTACTTTCTTGCAATTTTGCAACAAAAATCTTCGTCTGGATGTCAACAAGGCTATATATGTCTTCTTGAGTCAAATGTTCAAATCTAATAATTTCATCTAATCTATTTAAAAATTCAGGTTTAAAAAATTTCTGTAAAGAGTTTTCTAAATCTACAGTGCTTATAGCTGAACCTCCAAAACCAATAGAATTTTTATCAAATAAGTCTGAACCAATATTACTAGTAAAAGCAATAATACAATTCTTAAGATTAATTTTACGACCAACACTATCAGTAAGTTCTCCTTTATCTAATACTTGAAGAAAAATATTAACTACATCAGGATGTGCCTTTTCAATCTCATCTAATAATATTAAACAATATGGGTTTGTTTTAACAAAGTCACATAATATAGATCTATCTCCATAACCAACATACCCGGGAGGTGAACCAATGAGCTTACTAACAGAATGTGGTTCCATAAATTCAGACATATCTATTTTTAAAAAGTTCTGCTTATTATAAAAAAAGTGATGAGATATTAATTCACATAAATATGTTTTACCTACACCTGTTGGACCTATAAACAAAAATGAACCTAAAGGTCTACTAGGATCTTGTAATCCAGTTTTTACTCGTTTAAAATGATATATAATTGAACTAATAGCTTTATCTTGAGATACATAATTTTCTTTTATAGATTTCTCAACCTTATTTAAATCTGGTAAACTACTACCATTAATATCTGTAACTGGTATACCAGTTTTAGTACTTAAAATTTTTGTTACTATTTCACTAGTAATAATTTTTTCAAACTCTTCTTGTTTACTAACTGTTAATTCTTTTTTTAATTTATTAGATAAAGTAACTTCCTTCTTTTTAAGTTTTAAACCTTCATCAAATTTAAAACTTTCAACACAATTATTTTTCTGTTTTTTAATATCATCAATTTTTTGTTGTAATTGAATTAATTGTTCAGATGTATTACCTGATTGATTTTTAATAAATGAACCACATTCATCTAATAAATCTAAAGCACTCGAGGGTTGACTTTTATCTGTAATAAATCTACTAGACAATTTTACTATTTCTTCAATTATATTTCTTTGATATTTTACATCATGAAACTTTTCATAAAAAGGAATCATTTTATTTAAAATACCTTTTGTTTCATTTAAGCTAGTTTGGCGTACAATAATATTTTCAAAATTAGAACTAATAGTAGTAATGTCATTTATATATTTTTTATAATCATCTGATGTACATGTACCAATAAAATTAATATCATCACTACTAAACAGTTCACTAAAGTATTCCTCAATATTAGATGTACCATCAATACGAGTAATAAGAGCAATATCATTAATAAATAAAATTACATCACTATTTTCTTTGAGATATTGTTGAAGAATATCTACTCGTGTTTCAAAATCTCCTCTAAACTTTGTACCACTAATTAATGTTTTAAGTTTTAATTCAAGTATTCTTTTATTTTGTAAATGTAAAGGTGTTAATTTTTGAGTAATACGCCTAGCTAATTCATAAACAACAGACCGCTTACCTACACCTGGCTCGCCTGTAATAATAATATTAGTATTATGTTTCTTACCTAAAATTAAATATATTTTTTCAAATTCTGCATCTCTTGAAAATGTACTCTGTAACTCATTAGTTGCAGCTTGATGAGTTAAATCTATAAAATAAGACTCTAAGCTCTCAGGTAAGTTAGAACCTAGTTGTACTTTTGGTTCAATATCACCTAATTCTTTTTTAATTGCGTTTTTTACATTATCAAAATTTAATCCATATTCTGTTAATATAGAAGTTGCAACTCCATCATTTTCATATAATAACGATAAAAATAAATGAATAACATCAACTGTTTGTTTGTTTAATTTTTGGGCTAAGTTTTTAGCGAAATCAATTATACGAAAAACTCTAGGAGTAAAATTTGGAGACTTACCATGTTTATATAACTTATTGTTTTCTTCTATATTTAAAATACTAGTTACAACATCTTTGAGATGAGTGACATCAACTTTTAATTGATTAAAAGTTTGCTCTAAAAATATATCTTCACTCTCTATTAAACCTAATAATAAATGTTCTGTACCTGCATATCTACATTTAAACTCTTCAGCATAATTTTTAGATAGCGCTAGAGCATCTTGTGCGGTAGTACTGAACTTCATTGTAATAATACTTATTAAGTAACTTGTTGATCGCTACTTATTTACTATAACGCAATATTCGTGACAGTTCCTTTATATACTCCTGTTACATTAGCGGTAAGAACAACAGCTGTAGTTGCACCAGTGTCAACTATATAACCAGCTTGACCACCTCGTCGTATAAACCACTCTCCACTCACACTCGAAAAACTAGAACCAGGAACCCACCAACCTCCTGTATTATTAGGATCACCGTATAAAGGATAATCATCTGTTACACCATCTTCTCCAATAGCACCTCCATCAGTACCAGTCATCATAGGGTACTTAGTTCTAATATCATGATCACCGGCGCCAATAATATCCGGGAATGTATTTGTATCATTGGTAAATGCACTAAAATTACCACCACCTCCACCAGGTCCTCCTCCAGTATTACCAGCATCACCATTATTTACAAATACATGACGATAAGCACCATCTTGTGCATCAGTATCATCATCAACATGTCGTAAACCAGCTAGGCCGCCTTCACCACGATTACTAGCATGTACTCCTGCTGCTCCACCACCACCACTTCCAGCAGATAAATACTGAACATTAGTATCACTGCTAGCGCTAAGTCCAAGAACACCTCCACCACCTCCACCACCACCTCCATATATACCACCAGTATTATTAACAGAGATTTCAGAAAAATAAGTACTATCAGCTAAGATAGCTGGACCACCGTCTTCTCCAACCCAATAACTAGCACTAACATCTCCAGTATCAGAAAAATCAACACCACCACCACCCTGGGCAGTAGGGGCCCAATGAGAACCATGACCACCAATCCCACCTTTACCTACTAAAGCAGCATCTTGACCAACTGTTGCTCCTGTACCACCAACACCATCTACAATAACATGAAGTTTGTTAGAATTGTAAACTAACTCATGATCTGGATGAAATTGAAGTGCACCCGATAACGCTGATACAGAGAAACATGTCAACGGCCTTGCGACTGTAAATGTAACAACAAACGGATTTGAAGCCGAATATGTAGAAAATGCAGTTGTATTACTATCAGCTGTACTTGCAGATAATGCTTGCCATATATTAATACAACTTAACATATGAGAAGTACCAGTTGTATAACTAGCAGAAATTGAAGACAAAAACAGATTAGCAGTTTTATACTCTTGATTAAATGTTACAGACCTAGTAGGAGTACCAATTATAGAACCATCAGATGGATTATATATTTTAATACCTACTCCACCACTCCTAGTTTCAGATAAATCGTTTACAGCACTAACATCAAATACAACTGATGTGACCGTGTCTGTAAAAAAGATAGTACTAGTACTTCCTATTTCTGCAGCTGATAATTCATCACTCCGATCTCCATGAAGACTAAATTCACTGGAAGGGATAGCCCAAAAATCCTCATACTTACTATTGACGACATTTTTTGTATTACTACCAGTAACATTAGGAGTATAACTAGATGACGTTGCAGGATATTGAGTCTCAAGTTTTACATTAACAGATGCATCAACATCAGGATCAATGAGATTAAGATCATTTTCATCTGTAATTGCTTTTCTCGTTACAATAAATCTACCAGTAGAACCTTCGGCTATTGTATCAGTATTACCAGATACACTAATGGTATATAAATTTCCTATAGGTTCGAGAGTTATCTCTACAGAAGAAAAATCTGGATCAACAATACAATTAGTGTTAGTCTCAATAGCAAAAGTAAATACTTTATTCTCACCAGAAAAGAATTTTTGAGTATCAATAGTTATAGTTTTACTAGTTTCATTTTTTCCAAAAACAACAACACTTTTATCGTCAGGGTTAATATATGTAATGTCGTTTTTTGTTATAGAAGTAGTAGTATCTAATGTAGTATAATATTGTACACTGCAAACTGGTTTTGCAGACAGAACATTAGTTCTAGTTATTACAATATCAATATCTGAACCCGCAGTAACTGTTTTTTCAGTTACACCGGAACTACCTCCAACTTCATCTATTTGAACAACATTAGGAAATTTTTCTGTATTAGCGGGTAACCTAACAGATATTTCTGCTGGTGGATTAGTATTTAAACTTTCTTCTTTTATTAAATTAAATAAATCTTTTTGCTGGTTATATAATAATTTTAATGGCCGATTAATTACATCAGTTAATAGTGGTTCATTTACTCCAATATACAAATTACTACTATCGTCAAAAGAAGCAGGTTTACTAAATTCATGAGCATTAATACTACAAATTGTAGGTACGGCTGCTGTTCTAGGGTTAGTATTATAAAAACTATAAATCTTTTTATTTAAATTTTCAAATAATGAATAATGATTATATATTAATTTTTTAGTAGTTTTATTAAATGTAATATTATTAACAATCTCTTGAGGTAATACTAAAATATCTGATAATGTAAAATAATTAGTATAAAAATTTTCAGAATACAATTTCGTTGTTACATGTTCGTCAATATAAACATACGTTTGTACTCGCTGTTCGTCAATATCTAAATGATTAACTTTTGCAGTAACGGCTATATAATCTTTATCATCATATAATACAGTATCAAATGATAAAATTCGCTGACCAGGAATTGTCTTACCATTACTGTTTATATACTTATCCCCTACAATTTTAAGTTCACAAGAATTAATCTCTAAATCTAATACAGAGATATATTGATTTAAATTAGATTTATAATACTTATAAATCTTACCGTTGTTACAAACATATAAAATATTTTTTTGAGCCTTACTGTTAACTATTTTTTTAAAGCTATCATTCTCACCTAAACCAGAAAGAGCATATAACCTTGTATCATAATAATTAAATAAATCAGCAGGACTACCTAGAGAATTATTTTCTACATCATATTCTATTATTTTTCCTTTAGAAGATAAAATATAACCAATAACTGACTCGTTAGTATCTGAATATTGATCTACTACAATTGAGACTAAATCTCCAGAATTTGGATTATTAAATAAATTCGGAGCATTTATTTCGTGCAAAAAGTTAAAGTCAAGATCAAAGACTTTCAGACTATTATGTCCGTTATCTAATATATAAATTTTATTTTTATAAACAGATAAAGCACTAGGGCTCGATAATTTATTTTTAGTCTGAGATATACCCTCTCCACCAATAGTCTTTAAAAGATAACGACCAGGATTCGTTGTATCACTAACACCTGAGCGACTTAAAGCAATATCATCAGTTATTAGACCAGAAATATCAAATTTAAAAACAGTATTTGCTCCTTTATCTAAAACAAATAATAAATTATCTACTATATCAACACTTACTACATTTCTAAATTTAAATTTTTTATTAAATTCTACTTCATTACCGGAGACTAATGTTGTAAATGTTGTAATATCAGTATCTACTTCACCTATAGAAGAAAAATCTGAACTATAATTAAAGAGTAAAAATTTTGTAGTTCCGTCTGTTTTAAGTGCAAAATGAGTTTCTTCTAAGCTTGATAAATTATTACTATGTGTAAAAGCAGTAGTTTGAGTAGTTATTGCAGATACAGCGCCTTGATATCCACCACCGGATAATATAGATAAAAAATTAGGCATTGCAGATGTAGGTGGTGTCTTTGTTACAATCTCTCCATTAGTTATAAGCCATAAATAATTATAGTACAACTTTTTTATACTATCATTATAAACATCCGCAATTGCGAAGTCATTGTGACTTATAGTAATATCGTCAACTGTATATGGTAGATTAGAATCCGGGAGTTTTAACTTGTCTAAAACTCGATCTCTTTCATAACCATGAGTTGATACTGCTGTTACTTCACTATATACTGAAATAGCCATTATTAATTATTTAACAAATTTATCTTAATTTAACAGATTGAAGTTACAATAATAAAAGTAAATATTTACAATGCCGAGAAAATCAGCACAATTGAATAAGCATAAAATTACACACGATTTTATTCTAGATTTATATAAAGAAGCTCAAAAAATGGAACCAACTGAAAAACAACAAACAGTTGAAAAATTAAAAGAGTTAATAAAATATATAGGAAAAGAAATTGTAGTTGATTTAGCAAATGTCTAAAACATATTTAACTTGGGAAAATATCCAAGAAGATACAAAAATTTTAGGAGATAAACTTAAAAGTTTTAATTTCTCTTGTATTGTAGGGATAGCGAACGGTGGTATGATTCCAGCTACTCTCTTAGCTAAACACTTAAAAGTAAATAAATTACTATCTGCTAATTTAAAATCCTATCAACAAGATGTACCGCGCAATGGAGCTCACTCAACTGAGGATATAGTTAAAGTAATTAGTTTTCCTAGTTGGGGAGATTTGCAAAATGAAGATAATGTTCTTATTGTAGATGATTTAGTAGATACCGGATTAACTCTTCAAAAAATAAAAAAAATAGAGAAAATTATTAATTGGGAGAGATCAGATAAAAAAACATGGGTATACGCTACAATATATTATAAACCAAAAACAATCTTCGTCCCTGATTATACAGTTAAAGAATTCGATAATGATGAATGGATAGTATTTCCTTGGGAAAATTAAAATACTTGTACAGTAAACAGTGTACGAGGATCATCGAGACCACTATTAGGAGTTAAGCTTCTTAGACTACCATGGGATTTATGGTCACTAATATTATAAATAGCAGTCGAGAACACTACTATCATTGTTGTGGCACTTGTCCATTTATAATCTATAGTAGGAATAGTACTTAAATCAGAAGCTTTATAATCATCAGGATCAATACCTCTCCAATTTTGAGGTGTTATTATTACAGGGCGGTTAGCATAACCATCAAAGGATTCAGAAAATACAATTTCAAATATACCAGTACCGGTTGCAGTTGATGCACCAGATCCAGACAAAGAACCAGTTATAGCGCCGGATGCAGGATTAGAATATGTATTAACAGAACCATTACCCGCTACATAATTACCAATCTCAGAGACTGCGCGGCTAGCAGCATTAGCATACGTTACCGCCTTTTCTGTTACTGAGGTAATATTAAAACTATATTTAATTTTACCGTTAGCTACAGATAATACACCATTAACACCTTTCTGTCCAAATGTTACCATAGCTAATGGAGCACCAGTTGATGTAGTAGTTGTAATTTCTTCTGTAGGATCTATTGCAATTAATTTACCAGTTGCATCGGCAGCTACTTGTCGGTTTGCAGCTGTTGGAGAGGATGATGATAACGAAGCAACTCGCACAGCTCCTTGAGCTGATATAGCCATAGTAGACATTGTACCAGAAAAAGTTAAATCACCTGAAATTGTACCACCATGAATTTTATCACCAGAAATATCATTATCTGCAACGTGTAAATTACCCCAAGGTATTCCAGAGTTAATAGCTACCCAGCTGCTAGCCGTTCCAGGAGCCGTACCGGTGAGTATCATGACTACTGTTGCACTATTAGATACAGTTACTGAAACACCAGCTGCGTTATTATATGGCAAAGCACTGTGTAAAGATAAGTCTCCTTTATGAGCTAACCCTGCTGCTGACGCTTCTGTTAATGTAGTATGAAATGAACCTACATTACCTGTGGTCATAAATGCAGAAAGACCTAACGTTTTTCCACCTACTGTACTACCATCACCTACAAAGACTCTGAAAGCGTCTGTAGAGTAACCTAATTCACCTTCACATAATGTAGTAAGTTTTCTATCTGTATCAGAACCACGCCGTAAAAACAGCCTAGCTTTCTTTACCTCTGCCATATAAAATATTTAATATATTAATCACATTAATACAAGTATTATTAAATAATTAAAATGAACAAAAATGAGACATATTATGCTATAGCCACTCAACAAGGCAATTCTGTAAAGCTTGAAATACGTGAAACGGTTAAGGGTAATATTGTCAAAAACTATCGATACCCTGGGAAGATTGAGGGCTCTCCAGTTATATCAGGGGATACAGTCAACTTTACTATATCTATAGGAGCCTATAAGAAAATGATTATCCAGAACATTAAAACAGGTTCAAAAGTAGAGAGACCTCTCTAAAACAAAAAAAGTTGCATTTCCTGAAAAATAGCGTATAAATACTTACGTTATGTCTAACTTATTTAATTACTTAACAACAAGCCCTCGGACGGGGTCGGTCAGTCCAGTCGTTGACTTATTCAACACTGCATTTGGAGATAACTTTGTAACTCCAGCTTCCTTCTCAAACGATAATATTCGTTTTAATGAAAGTGAAGATGGTGCTCGCATTGAAATTGATCTTCCAGGTGTTAAAAAGGAAAACCTCAAAGTCACTTACTCTGAGGAATCTAATAACGTTTATGTTGAAGCTAAACGAACCATTACTACAAAGACTGGTTCAAAAGAAGAAACATATACACGTTCATTTCATCCAAGTAACGAGATGAATTGTACGGAGCTTGATGCTACTATCTCAGAAGGGGTACTTAGTATTGCTATTCCTCGGAAAGCTCGTAAAGAAGCTAAAGTAATTGATGTTAAAGTAGCTTAAAACTACTTACATTAATTTTAGTTAACTGGTGGGACCTGTCTCACCAGTTTTCTTTTCATGTACTACTGGAATTGCAGCAGTAGGTCCTTGATTAGGTGTTGTTTTTGTTGCAACATTTCTTACCTCGTCTTTACTCTCCATTAACTTAAGAGGTAAGTTCTTGAATGGATGCGTGTGAGCGTATATCTTAACAGAATTTGCTGTTGCAACAGCACTAACAGTTGAACCTTCATGAGCATCTGTTCCAATAACAGAACCAGCAACTAACTCTCCATATAATATAACTGGTTCTGTTTCTTGAATCTCAACAGGAGCAGTAATATGTTGTACGCTTAATTCCCCTTCTACATGAACACTACCACCTATTACTACATTTTGTTTTACTCCTAAATTTCCATCTACTAATACTTGTCTATTATTCTTATTACGTAGAGTTAACATCTCAGCTGCAATAGTAACCTTCTTAGAAGAGATGTTAGTTTCGTACTCAGAGGCAACATTAATTTGTTGACCAGCAATGTTGGTAATAGTACCTCCAATATCAACACCGCCAGTAGATTTAAGACTAACTCCTCCACTACCAACTAATACATTCCATTTATTACCAATATTCTGAGTAAAGTCTCCACCAGGAAAATCATCTACATGTACATACTCTATAAGAGCAGATTCTTTCTTAGTAGTAGCTACCCCTTTGTTGAATACAGTAACTTCATAATTATCTATCTTACCAACTTCATCTATTCTAGTAGAAGGAAAATCATTGTATACTAAGCCAATATTCTCTACTTTATGTTTAGTAATGTTTATAATCTCACTACCACCTAACCCTAATTGTTTCTCTAATTCAATTAGATCAGTTATTTTTAATCTAAAATTATCAACAATTAAAGTATCTTTATCTTCTTCATCCCACGTACCGTTATAACTAGAAGGACTATCACCAGTACCACCACAAACTGGACAGGCTCCACTACCTAGAAAATTACCAGTTGTCGTCGGGTAAACTAATACACTATCTGTATCATCATTAGTAGAAGAAACCTCTGCAGAGTGTGCAAAACTACTTGTTGTATTATTATATACATAATTTTGTTTAACTGAAGAAAAAGAGTATGTATTATTCCATATCTTATCTCTTGTAGTAGGTTCATTACATAACGGACAAGGGCCAAATGTTCCGCTTCGAGTTTGATTAGCGCTCGTCTTTTTAATAAAATTATTTCTATCAATTAAAGTATTAGTTCGTTTTATTTCAAACAACTGTTTAGCATCTGCTATAGACTCCATTAAATCTCTCCACTGAGATTGAACATCTGAATTCAAATTACCAATTTTTTTATAATAATCTCCATTTATTATTTGATCAAAATCTCTCCCTACATAATCATTTTTAGTACCTTTAATTGTAAAAAATTCATCTCCTTGTACTAATTTTTGATTATTATTTGTTGCAAAGTCAATATTAACATCATTATTAAACTCTTTAAATGAACCAGAATAATGAGTGAGTTTTAACGACTCTCTATTATCGGTACTAACAATTTCAAATGTTCCACCTTTTTGATTTATAACGTATTTGTTTCTATACGTCTCAGTATTGTGATTATAATTAGGGTCTACATCTTTAGATTTATTTTCATATGAACCAGGATAATCTAAACCATCACAATCGAAATTTTTATAAATAGATTTCCATTCATCTACTCCATGAGTAGTAGCAAAATAAACTAATGAGTTAGGATCTCCTCCTACACAAAAACACCATACATATGAACCGACATTAGGAATACTAAAGCTACCTTTAGCACTATTAGAATATGAACTCGGTACATAATTATAAGCAAACTTATTTAAGTTATTAAACTTAACTTTATCTTTATCAGTAAATGCATCAGATACTTTTAATGAATGAACTTCATATTTATGCGCTG